AGCCACCCGAAGTAAGCAGTTAGAAGTGCAGTCTGCAGTGTATGGAGTCAAGTCGCCACGACATACAAAGCCTAGAAACCTATAGAGTGCTGTAGAGTGTGCAAGTATTACTCCCCTCCCGCTTATGGTGACTTTGGCGGAGGTATGATAGAGTACCCGTCATGTCGCCTCAATCTATTCTTTCCAACTAGGAAGCAGACATGCAAGCGTCAGGTAGTGCATCCATTCTGGGCAAAGACAGCAGCACAAGTGCAGTCGGAAGTATAGTCTAACGCCCGTGTGGGAGTCATTCGTTGCCAAGTGATATTCATAGCAAGAGAGCGCACTTATACACTATCCAAGACCTAGCTGAGTACCATCCTCCTGCCAAACAATCTATCATACATGATGGAGTACTAGACCTCGGCACCCGCCTTATGCTCTTTGGTGAGGCAGGAACATGGAAGTCCAACCTCGCTATCCACGCAGCTTACTGTATAGCCGTAGGGCGTAGGTGGCTAGGGTTCAATACTTCTCCTGCCAATATCCTCTATGTCCAGGGGGAGATGACTTTGGCGCACACTAAGGAGAGGATTGAGAAGTACTGTACAGGTACAAAGAATATATTCCTATCCAACCTAGGCAGTATCCCTGCCAAGGCAGATGACATCTCCTACCCCCCACATGTAGTAACAGAAGCAATAGAGTTCTTACACCTCGACGAGTCCTCAGGCTATGAGTCAGTCAAGCAAGACATCATTGAACTCATCCGCACCTTCCCTCGCCGTCCAGTAGTACTCATCATAGACCCATTCTACAAGGTCTTTCGCCACGACCTGATTAAGGCGGATGAGGTCAAGTACTTCCTAGACAACATGGACTTACTCAGGCTAGACAAGTCCATTGTAAGTGCGTGTGGAGGAGTCAGCATCATCCTTATCCATCATGCAAAGAAGCCTACGCTAGACCGAGACGGGAATCCTATCTCTGCTGGTACTTCTGATATGTTTGGTTCTGCTGGTCTAGACTGGTGGGCGGATACTATTATGCGGACTGAACTTGAGGAGCATGATGAAAGCAAGTCCACTATCAAGATTGCATTTACCAAGCATAGCCGAGTATCGGCAGGCTACTTGCCAAAGGAGATAGTTGCCAGATGGGATAAGGAGTTACTCCACCCTCGCATACTGTCGCGACGGATGCCACAGTTTCCAGAGGAGGAAGTTGAGAACCGAGGCGACCTGAATATGATGATGTATGAGTAGAGTTTGAGAAGCCAGCTGAGTGTGAAATAAATTATCCATAAGACATTAATCATATAGCTTAATTTAATCGGTAGGAGCAAAGGAGGAGGCATGAAGATCAGTGAGTACTGGCTAGAAGCAGCCATAAGCTGCGAGAGTGGGCTGTACCTGGCACGAGCAGTGAAGGCAGAGCAGCGAGAGTTAACCGAACCTGTTACAGAACCTGACTGGTCAGGAGTGAATACTATAGTGGAGGCAGAGCGGCAGCGGACAGGAAGACAGCTAATCAGAGTAGTTGAGCGCATCTTGGAATATAAACAATCCAATTGACTAATGTATTAGCGATAATTGTTTTTACATGTTTCTGGGCGTTGACACCTAGAGCTACTGCATGGTATGATAATCAGGTCACACAAGTAAATGGATAGCGATGGCCTGAGTGGAAGGAGGAGAGATTGAGACAGTCATAATCATAGGCATCATCATAGCAGTACCAATTCTGGTAGCCGCAACACTAAGCTTACTGCAAGGAGAACGCAGACATGACGCAAGAAAAGCTCATCACAAGCAGAAACCTAGTGGACTCTGACATTGGGCCACTACGAAGGCTCACAGGCATCCTAGACTCGATGCCGACAGAGAACAAGCCAGAGGACAAGACTAGGGGGTACAAGGCCAGCATCCAGGTTGTGCTGAATCTGAAGGACATAGAAGTCCTAGAGGCAGTAGAGCCATACCACTTCCCCATCTTCACCACTCGCCCATTTACCCTGTCCAACAGGAAGAAGAGCATGTGGGGAGTGCTGGCAGACAGCTTCAACCAGATAGCAGACATGCAGTACACCAAGGAGCAACTAGACCCGACCAACCCGAACTACATCAAGCCAGGCGCCAGGACTGACATCTCCGAGACCGTCGGCAAGAGAGTCGGCCTAGTCGTGGCAGATGGAGAGGATGGCAGACCCAAGCCGCCTGAACTCTTTGACAGTAGAGCCAATAAGGGCAAGGGCGGAGATGCTCCCAGGCCCACCTGGATGTTCTACATGATAGAGGGCATCGGGCAGGTCGGAGTGCAGGGAGTGACCCCACTAGAGAAGGCCATGCAACTGCTAGATGGGCACACCCTAGCAGAGTTCAACGCACTGGCAATGGCAGAGCAGCTAGTTAGAGGAGATGTGCAGTTGCTCCAGTCCATCGGAATGCCACCAAGTGCAAAGGCAAGCTTCTCGAGCACGATGCTCGCCAGTAAGCAGTTCACCAGAGATACCAACGAAGTGTTCCACCGCATCCTGCCTGTTGGATAGGACAGACAACTGTACGCGCAAAATTGGCCTGTGCGCCGCCCACTAGTGAGAACCAGGCATGAGAATCATTTTGGTGGGGAAGTGTACGGTGGCCTAGTTGATACGGCGGCTAGGCTAGGAATGTTAAGGAGGTATACAGTTGAGGCGAGTTGAGAATCCAGCACTTAAGCGAAGAATCCTCACACATCTGGCGTCGTTGTACAAGATAGGTGAGACTCGCGAGCCAAATCATCTATCCACCTACGTATACTGCCGCACTAGGGCCTTCCTCGACCAGAAGCAGACAACAGTAGAACCTACTGATGATGAGATAATGCTGTTTGCAATTGGGTATGGACTACAAGATGTACTCACTCCTAAGTCTGCCAAGACTCCAGTGTATGAGGGCGAGGGCATCATCTATAGGCCAGATATGAGTTTCCAACTAGCTCCTGCAGAAGTGGAGCAGTTGGTCGAGTTGAAGACCACCAGGAAGTCGGCCAAGTATCACTTCATGGACGAGCAGATTCCAGAGACTTGGCTAGAGTACATGATGGGAGGGTGCCATCTGAGAGGTACGACGCAGTATGATTTGATAGTGCTCTATATGATGGGCAACTACGCGCCTCCATTTCCACAGATGTACTCAGATACGTTCTTCTTCAACGAGCCAGAAGGATGCGAGGAGGAGATAGAGAGAAACTGGCTTGAGTTGCTAGAGCGTAAACGCATACTTGACAACGCACTGGCCACTGGCCAGATACCAACCCCCTTCCAGCACTGCCGCACCTGGGAGTGCAAGTATTGTATGTACAAGCTAGTCTGCACTACCATTGCCCAGGCACAGGGACTGCCTATTCCGGAGGAGAAGAAGTAATGGAGCTTGATGATGTCCTCGGTATCGTCGCCATAGTAGGAGAGGAAGGTACTGGCAAGACCAGCATGGCTCTGTCCTTCCCACGCAAGATAGTTCACTTCGATATAGATGTAGGAGGATTCAGGCGGGCGGCATGGAGGTTGCCAGATGAGGTAAGAGTCAAGATGCTTTCTGCCTCTGACCTACTGGCCAATGCAGATGCCAGCCAGTATGACATCATCTCCAAACCTTATCCCAAGCCGCTTCAGTTGGAGAAGCTGCTCGGACAGCAGGTGGAGAAGGTCAGCAGCAGGATGCTCGTCAAGTTTCCCAAGAAGGTCGAGGGGATGAAGGAGTTGTGGCAGACGATAGTCATAGACTTCGTGGCAGCATGTCAGATGCCAGAAGTAAGCACTATAGTGTTTGACTCTGCTACTCTCCTATGGAACATCACACACAACTCCGTGCTGCAAGAGGCCCAGGAGCGCCAGTTGTACCGTTGGCAGATAGACCATAAAGGCCAACCATTCGACGAGAATGACTTTAGAGAGAGGCTACAGGCAATAGAGTATGGACCTGCGAATGAGAAGATAACGCAGTTGTTCCATACTGCTAGGTCGTTCGGTAAGAATCTTATCCTGACCCACTACCCCACAGATGCCTATGGCCCTATGCCAGATGGTAAGGGAGGATTCGTAGATGGGAAGACAGGAGAGAAGATTCTAGATGGCTACAAGAGCACAGGGAAGTTGGTAGATGTCGTACTGTGGACAACAGTGAAGGAGCAGAACAAGGTAAAGACACTTATTGCCAAGTTCACAAAGTGCGGCGTAGAAGGCATGGGGCTAGGCGCAGTTGGAATGGATATACCCGCTAGCTTCGAGGGGATAGTGAACCTGAGGAGGCTATTGAGAGGAGGGAAGTAGCATGAACTGCCCAAAATGCGGCACACAAATGAAGTCAGTAGAAGATGAACATGGAAGGCTCCTGTGGCATTGCATCAAGTGTGAGCAGGGTTATGAGGTAAGTTATGGAGAGTTTGTTGCTACTGCCACCACAAGTGACTTCTAATGCCAAAGCTCTATGTAGGTACTAACTCCTCATACATGGCCTATGTGCTAGAGGACGGGGGTAGTGGATACAGCAGAGTACCACTAGGCCATAGCAGTATGGATATGGAGTACATAGCAGTAATGTACGCCTTGAACGAGTACTTCCTAAAGTGGAACAAGGAATTGGATGCAAGGCAAGAGGAGATAGACAGGGAGACTGGGGAGTACTATCGAGTGGCTACTCCAGCACAGCAGACCCCAAGACCACTGCCTCCGCCAGTGATGGTGTGTGCATCTGATGAGACAGTAGTTGCACAGTTACGACATGAGTACTACATAGTTAGCAAGTCACTAAGGAAGCTAGCGCAGCAAGTTTGGCAGATGACGCAGAACGTCGAGGTCAAGTTTGAGTGGGTAAGCAAGGAGCAGAATCTAGCAAGGAAGTTGCTACTATGACCCGCTACCTCGTTGCCACTCCTAGCTACGAGACATTGGAGGGCGGAATGTACGACCCTCCAGAGTACGGAGCAGATGTTGAGGAGGTTGAAGCAGACACACCAGCCAATGCCAAGGCCGAGGCAGTCAGGCGTTGGCGCATCAAGGGGCCACTACGCTACTGCTACGATAAGAACCCATTCAAGGGCCTAGAAGTTATAGACATTGAAGAGCTAGAAGAGGAGGCTATAAGTGATTATCAACAACTCGGAGAAGCAGGTTCTGATGGAGAGGCGGGATATTGACTACATCCTGCCTCAGTACATCCGCAGCTACCTGTACTACACGAAGAACCAAGACCCAGAGGAGATAGTCTTCCCCATGTTCCACTCAGTACGGCACCCACTAAAGCCTACAGTAATGGTGCCTATCAGATGGGTGCCAGAGCTAGATATCCTGGCGCAGGAGATTGAGGCGGACGGCAGTAGTGTGCCTGAGGCGACAGAGGCACAGGTGGCAAAGGCAGATGAGAAGGATGAGGTGATACGGCAGTTGAGAGAGGAGATTGCCAACCTACTTGGCACTCCAAGTGACCATCCCGAAATCATACCTCCAGCACCCAGTGCCGAACGCCTACCTAGGCAGCCAGAGCATCCTGCCAGCGGCAGTCCAGACGAGATGCATCCACGCATTAAGGATGACCTGAAGCAGACCAAGGCAGACCTGCGGCCAGAAGCAGATATAGATGAGAGCAAGCAGAAGCCATATGATAAGAGGGTAAAGAGAGGGGCAGGAGGAGAGCCAGTAGTGGAGGAATAGGAAAGTGCTATTCACCGACTCCAATGAACCACAGGAGCTAGTTACTCTCCTGAGGCAGTCCTGTCCAGTAGTAGCAATACCTCTCAACCTAATTCACTGCTCTGACTACATGTTCGCCAACTATGAAGGCAAAAGGTTCCAGTTCAGTCGCAAACAGGCGGGGGAGTTGGTAGGCAATCTGGATGAGGCTGAGGACCAACTGCGGGACTACTACAATCAGGCGGAGGCGAACTTCCAGATAGTGGAAGGAATCATCAGCCCAACTCCTCTATACATGCAAGGCAAGGCCATTCCACTCAGTGACCACTCGGATAGTAGAGTAAGTAGCCGCGACCTAGGTGCCAAGCTATACTGCTACCAGGTAGAGCCAAGTGGATTCATTGAGAGAGGACATAGCTTCTCGGCTATTAGTGCAAGTATCCTGTATGCCTGGATACATAGATTGGCAGAGGCAGGCATCACCACTTACTGGACTGTGAACTGGACTGAGACTGCAAAGTTGTTGTCAGTCATCTACCGCAATGAGCAGAAGCCGCCTGAGGAGCACCACACACTGAAGAGAGTTATCAGGCCTCGGATACTGGTCAAGGATGCCGAGCCATTTATGAAGGCGATACTGTTTCTCTCCGCTGCATACAAGTTGGATATTGGAGAGAAGAAGGCAGCAGTGCTATTCGATAGGTTTGTCAACATACTAGACATGGCTATGGCAGATGTGAGTGAGATAGCTGCGCTGGAAGGATTTGGAAGTAGAACTGCTGAGAAGTTACTCAGTGCGCTAGGGAGGACGCTCTAATGTTTAAGGATAACTGGAAGTTCGCCCCAGGCTTTCCAAGAGATGAGAACGGCTGGATACTCTTCCCCTCCGATGTGGAGTACCGTAAGGAGATATTCCCACCAGAAGTGAACCAGCATAGTGCCAAGGCCAATGTGCATCTGATTCAGGCGTGCATAGACTATGTATCTAAGGCTGGAGATAGACTGCTAGACCCCTTCGGAGGGACAGGGACACTGATGATAGGAGCACTCGCAGGCAGAGATATAGTGCTTATAGAGATAAGCCTAAAGTCCCACGCCCTGCAACAGCAGACACTAGAGAAGTTAGAGGAGATAGCCCCAGGGGCCAGTAGCCATATCACACTCATCAATGCACCTTTGCAGGCTATCCTTCCAATACCAGACTTCGCAGACCACATAATATTCTCACCTCCTTATGCCTCGATTATGAGGTCAAAGGGGACTGACAAGTTGACGCAGGAGAAGACTGAATACGATATGGCGGAGTACAGCCAACATCACCTCAACATAGGCTTGATGTCGGACTTCATCTGGGGCCAGGAGATG